GGCTCCTCGTGCAATCGCCGCCAACGCGCTGGGTGCGGTGTCGGTTGATGGCGTGTGGAGCATCGCCAAGGCTTCGGGCGCTGTCTCGCAGGGTGCGCTTCTGTACTGGGATGCCACCAACAGCGTCGTCACCACGACTGCCAGCACGCACAAGCGGGCCGGCAAGGCCGCTGCTGCGGCTGCGTCGGGCGATGCGTCGGTGATGGTCATCCTCAACGTCGGCTGAGTTCTCGTCCCACTGCAAGCCGCCGGCGGCAGCGTTTCATCCTTTCCGCGCCGCCGGCGGTCTTGTGGTTAGAGGTGCCTATGTCCGATCTACTCGCCAGCGGTGCAGCGTGGCTCGCCGGTCAGTTGTCGGCGAGCGCGTCGCGGTCTGTCCGCTACTCTCGCGGGGCTGACTACGGCACAGTCAGTGCCACGATTGGCACAAGCCGCTTTGAGTCGCAGGGCACTTCCGGCGTGATAGAGCAGTGGGAGTCGCGTGACTTCGTCATCAAGGCGGGCACTCTTCCGTTTGGCGAGCCGCTGCGGCATGACAAGATCGTTGACACGATCAACGGCGTTGACATCACGTATGAGGTGACGAGCCCGCGTGGCGTCCCGGTGTTTCATTACGGCGACGCATTCCGGCAGACGGTGCGTGTTCACACGATTGCCACTGCCGAGGCGGCACAGGTCGCTCCGACGCTCAGGCGTCGCTTCTGGGGTTCGTTTGCTGCGACGACCATCACTGACGCTCAGATCGTCGCCAGCCTCGCTAATGACCTGGGAGGCTCTCGGGCACAGTCGAGGACGATCACCGCACACACTGCGTATATCTACGTCGTCTTGCCGACGAGTTTCGGCGTACCGACGTTTGCCGTCAGCGGCTTGACGTCGTCTGCCTGGGAGACGACGACACGGACGATCACGTTTGCTGGGCAGGCTGCGGCAAGCTACGGCATTCACCGCACAACGTATCCGATCACTGGCACCGTCAATCTCGTGGTGACATGACGTATGTCAAGCATCAAGGGCACCAACGTACTCGCGCCGGTCGTGCCATTCGACACGACAGATACGCACGCATCGCACGAGGCTCTGTACGGCAAGGGCGGCTACCGCAGCGTGGCAGACGTAGCCGAGAGAGACGCAATCCCGGCTCTGAGGCGAGAGGCGGGCATGCTGGTCTGGGTGATCGACACACAGAAGGCGTGGCGGCTCAACGCAAACCTGACCACATGGACTGAAGTCACCGCAATTAACGAACCACAACTCTTAGACGGGGGCAACTACTGACATGGCGAACACCATTCGCATCAAGCGGTCCACAGGATCGGCGGCACCGACGACGCTGCAAAACGCAGAGCTTTCCTATAGCGAAGGCGTGGCCGGCGGCGGCACGCTGTTCATTGGCGTTGGCACGGGCGGTGCTGGTGGGTCTGCCACCAGCGTCATCGCAATCGGTGGGCCGTCAGTGTATGCGTCCAAAAGCTACGTGGACTCTGCGATTAGCAATGCCAACCTGTCGAACTACCTGACCACGTCTGCCGCTGCATCGACCTACCTTTCACAAGCAACGGCGGCCAGCACATATGCAACCCAGAGCAGCGTAAGCACGGCGATCTCCAACGTGATCAATGCCGCCCCGGCGGCTCTCGACACGCTCAAGGAGCTGGCCGACGCTCTCGGGTCGGATGCTGCGTTTTCTACGACAGTGACAACGTCCATTTCCGGCAAGCTCGCAAAGGCGAGCAATCTGTCGGACGTGGCCGATGTGTCTGCGGCTCGTACCAACCTTGGGCTTGGCAGCATGGCAACGCAGTCGGCAGGCAATGTGGCGATCACTGGCGGCTCAATTGACAACGTGACGCTTGACGGCGGCACGTACTGACCGAGCCGGTCTGAAAACAAGAACATCCGGCAACAATGCCGCAACGAAGGACGTGACGCATGCCGACGTTTTCTCAGCTTCCTGGCGACCTAACGGTTGAGTTCGTGGTCGCTGACGAAGTCAACTTCACGCTTGACCTAGACGTTGACGTGACGGGCTACACGTTTACGGCAGGCGTCTACGTCGTCTCCACTAACGGCTTCTTCGGTGGTGGTGGCGGAACGATCAACGCTGTCGGTGCCACGGCGATCACGCCGACGATCACGGTCGTGAACGCTGCGGCTGGCACTCTGTCGTGGGGCGTGAGTGAAGCCCAGACGGTGACGCTGTCGCCTGCGATCAAGTACCGGCATTTTGTGCGGTGGGTGACTCCTGCCGGCGTGACTCGCACGGTTGTCTCTGGCGACCTCATCGCAAAGGCACCATGAGCAACATCACCGTCAACGTCACGAACGCCGGGGCGGCTAACGTCGCCGTCTCCAACGGCTCGACGGTCAATGCGACTGTCGGTAATGGCGGTGCGGTCAATGTGTCGCTCGGCACGATCTCGCCGGGCAACGCCACGGTCGTGTCTGGGACCGTCCAGGTTGGCAAGGTCACGACGCTGGCGGCTGGAAGCAACGCCACAGTGACGAACACCAACGGCACAAGCTACGCAGCCGTGCTTGATTTCGGCATACCGGCTGGCCCGTCTACGTCCGTGAGCGTCGGCAGCACGACCACGCTGGCGGCTGGCAGCAACGCCAGCGTCACCGGCACAACGAGCGACGGCAACCTGACGCTGTCGTTTGCGATCCCTCGCGGCACCAACGGGACTACGCCGAGCTTCACCATCGGCAACGTCTCGACGGTGGCTGCTGGTGGCTCTGCTACCGTGACGGCAACGCCAAGCAACGGCGGGGCGAACGTCACGCTCGACTTTGGCATCCCGCGAGGCGCGGACGGCGCGGGCGGCGGCTCTAGCGTCTCGCTCTCCGACGCCACGCCATCGGCTCTTGGCACAGCGTCGGCGGGCACCAGTTCGCTCGCCAGCAGGAGCGATCACGTTCACGCCGTGCCCGTCATCAGCTATGCGAACCTGACCAACGTGCCAAGCACGTTTGCTCCGTCGGCCCATCAACACGCGGTTGGCGACGTGACAGGCTTGCAGACCGCGCTCGACTCCAAGAGCGCGACCAGCCACGCACACAACTACGTTACAGCGCTCAACAGCCTCACGGGTGGCGTCACGCTGGCGGCTGGCAGCGGCGTGACACTGTCCACCAGCGGCTCGACGCTCACTATTGCCGCGACGGCTACGGACGATGCGGACGGCGGTTTCTACGAGGGCTACGTCCCGGCGAACACGATCACGATCGGCACGCAGCCGACCGCGCAGACTGCGAGCGGTGGCGCTGCGACGTTCTCGGTTTCTGCGACCTCGTCTCCCGGCGGCACGATTTCATATCAGTGGCAAAAACAGGACGGCGGCTACGGCAGCTATGTGGATGTCGATGGAGCCACGTCGGCCTCGCTCTCGCTGACGGGTTTGCTCAACACGGTGGACGATGCCGACCTCTACCGGGTGGTCGTGAGTGCGACGAACGCTGCCAGCGTGACAAGCACCTCGGCGCTGCTGACAGTGCCAGCGAACGTCATCACGATCACCTCGCAGCCGTCGAATCAGACCGCCGCCAGTGGGGCGGCGACGTTCACGGCATCGGCATCGGTTGCTCCCAGCGGCACCGCGAGCTACCAGTGGCAGCGTTCGGCGGACGGTTCAGCGTGGGCAAACGTCAGCGGAGCCACGTCCGCCTCGCTGGCCTTGTCGGGCCTCACGGTCGAGGCGGATGGTGGGGCTCAGTTCCGCGTGGTGGTGTCTGCGACCAACGCAGCCAGCGTGACGAGCAGCGCGGCTACGCTCACGGTCGAAGCGAATAACACGATCACGATCACAAGCCAGCCGTCGAGCCAGACGGCATCGGGCGGGGCTGCCACGTTCTCGGTGGCGGCAAGCTCGGCACCGGCGGGCACGCCAGCGTATCAGTGGCAGAAGGCCGAATTTGTGCCTGCTCGCTCTGCGGCGTGGGTGCAGCGGACATTGCCGTCGTCGCAGGCGTGGAGTGCTGTCGCTTACGGCGGTGGTGTGTTTGCGGCTGTCGCGATCAACAGCAACGTCGCAGCCAGTAGCACGGACGGGCTGACGTGGACACAGCGCACGCTGCCGAATAGCACGACGTGGGGCGACATCGCCTACGGTGGCGGGCAGTTTCTGGCAGTCAGCAACACTGGCTCGACGGCATCCAGCGGCGACGGTGCTACATGGACGGGAGGCGGCTCCCTGCCTAGCACGGGAAATCCTGGCGCGTGGGCCGTCGCGTTCGGCAATTCGCTATTCGTCGCAGTGCGGGCTGACGGCACGATTGCGACCTCTGACACTGGATTCGCGTGGACGCAGCGGCGGGGGGCAGTGACCGGCACATACGGCCACAAAATTGCGTTTGGAGGCGCACAGTTCGTCGTTGTGAACGACTCGCCCGGCGGCGGATACGGTTACGTCACAAGCACTGACGGCGTGACGTGGCCGGCGGGCGGGTATTTGCCCGCTGAAAACACTCGCGCCGGGATTGTGTACGGTGGAGGTCTGTGGGTGGTCGTGGATCGCGGAAATGGCGCAGGCAGCAGCGCCTACTACACAAGCACCAACGGCACTACGTGGACCAAGCGCACGTTGCCCGTGACCGCCGACTGGCGAGCAGTCACCTACGGCGACGGCGCGTTCGTTGCGGTTTCCAGCGGCTCGCCGTCCACGACGCTCACCAGCACGGACGGGCTGTCGTGGACTCAGCGCACGCTGCCGAGCACAGCGGGATGGAGGGCGGTTGGATTTGGCGGCGGCACGTTCGTCGCGCTGTCCAATTCCAGCAAAGCCGCCAGCGCAGCGCCCGGCATCGGCACGTTCTCCAACATCAGCGGAGCCGCGTCATCGTCGCTCGCCTTGACGACCCTCGGCGCGGCCGACAACGGCGACCAATACAGAGCCGTCGTCAGCGCCGCCAACGCCGCCAGCGTCACCAGCCAATCCGCCACGCTCACCATCACGGGGTAAGCCATGCCCAATCGCATCAAGCCACGCAGATCGTACACCGCCAACTCCGTGCCGCTCACGAGCGACCTTGACACGCACGAGCTGGCGATCAACTGGGTGGACGGCAAAGCGTTCACAAAGGATGCCAGCGGCAACATCGTCAGCGTGACGCTCGGCGGGAGTGGTGGTGGCGGCGGCTCTGGTGGCTCGCTCTCTGGCAGCGTGACGATACCGGCGAGCGATCCGTACTGGGACAGCGTGCTGCTGCTGCTTCGCGGCGACGGCAACTTCACAGACGCGTCAAAGTACGGTCGCACGCTTACAGCCCACGGCAATGCGGCTGCGACGGCGGCTGGTAAATACGGCACCAACTCTATCGCGCTGGATGGAACGGGCGACTACCTGTCGCTTTCAAGCAGCGATTTTGCTTGGGGAACATCCGACTACACACTAGAGGCGTGGGTGTGGCTCAATAATCTTGGATCGTATGGCAGTTGGTTTTCAACACTCTTCAGCGACGGCAATATGTCCGGCGGGGTGAGTGCAGGAATTACCAATACAGGCATGCCCTACTTGGAACACCTCAATGGATTTAGTGTCGTTGGCTCAACTGCTTTTCCTACGGCGCAGTGGGTCCATGTGGCCGCGACTCGCAGTGGCAATACTGTGAAATATTACGTCAACGGATCTTCCGTTGGCAGTGTTTCGTTTTCCGGTTCGCACACAAATAGCTCCGTTGTCGTTGGGCGGTTCTACACTGACTTGGACAACAACTACTGGAACGGCCGCATCGCAGAACTCCGCGTAACGAAAGCGGCCCGCTTTACCGCGAACTTCACGCCGCCGACTGCCGCTCTGCCGACGACGATCTTTCAGGCATCGCCCCAGACCCTCCCCGTCACTATCACCGGCTCGGGCGGCGGCGGCTCTGGCCTCTCATGGTCAAGCGTGCCAGCCTCCGCGACGGCGACGGGGACGGCTGGGCAGATCAGCTACGACTCGTCTGGCTATTTCTACGTTTGCACGGCGGCGAATACGTGGCTGCGGGCGGCGTTGAGTACGTGGGACTCTGACGCCACTGCGTTCCTGACAGCGGCGGGCATCACGGACGCAACACAGTCATCGGCTATAGGGACGCTCGTCGGATCGCTGAAGAGCGCGGGCGTCTGGTCAAAAATGCGCGCGATTTACCCGTTCATCGGCGGCACGGCATCGACTCACAAATGGAACCTCAAAGACCCGCGAGACTTGGACGCCGCCTATCGACTGGCGTTTTCAGGCAACTGGACGCACTCCGCAACGGGGGCCACTCCAGATGGCAGCACGGCATATGCCAATACGTTCGCCGTGCCATCCACGTTTTTTAGCGACTACACAGGCGCATACGGCCTGTATCTGCGCACAAACCCAGCATCTTCGACTGGGTATCGGGTGGACATGGGCGCTCAGTTTTACTCCGACCCAACGAGCAACCGATTTCTCCAGCATATTGGATCAACCGACGGCAATTCGTACTACGACTGGCGGAATCGCGTAACAGTTGCCACGTCGACCGTCGGTAGTGTGACTGGGTTCCATGTCGTCTCGCGGACAAGCACTTCGCTGATGACGGTCTACCGAAACGGCAATTCAGTGGCGTCCGGGGCATCGTCGGACATCACCACCGACCTACCAAACCGCCCGCTCTACATAGGCGCACAGAACCATACCGATGGCCCAAACTTGCACTCAAACCGCGAGCAGTCATTTGTGTTCCTGTCGGAATCTCTGTCTGGCTCGGAAGTAACTGCCGTCAATTCCGCCGTGCAGGCGTTCCAGACAACTCTCAGTAGGAGCGTCTAGTGAGGGACTCCATCTTCCTCGCCGCTCTCCTCACGTTCTCGCTCGCAGCGGGCGTGACGGCGGCACGCACTACGGCGGCGTTCATGCGATGGGCTGTCCAGCGAACACTAGCAGTGGAGTGGTGACATGAGCATAACCTTCCCAGCATCGCCAACGTCCGGCCAAACTGCCGCGGTCAACGGCCGTACCTACTCTTGGGACGGCTACGCATGGAACTTGGTGGCTAACGTCCCTGGCCACGCCGCGAGCCATGCCGCAGGCGGAAGCGACCCTCTGACAATCGTACATGAGTATGACACGCCCGCCAGTTTCCCCGGCACCGGCTCCAGCGCCGCCATATACATTGCAACGGATACAAGCCAGACTTATCGCTGGACTGGCAGTCAATACATGGAGACAGGCCCGCTTGGCAGCACCGTCTCCTTAACCTCGGCCTCTGATCTGAGCAACGGCACGCTGGCCGATGCGCGGTTGAGCGGCAACGTCACGCGGAATGAGAACCTGCGATGGGCGATGCAGACGACCAATACATCCATTGATTGGCTACCACGCGGGCATGGAGTTATCGGTAGCGCGGCTGCTGCATCTACCGGATTAATCTTAGCTTTTTTCACCGCCCCCTATTCTTTCACAGCCACTACGTTGACTTTCTGCACTGGAGGCACCGCTACGGCTGGTCTTTCACTGTGCCGGTTTGGTTTGTTTACCGTTTCAGAAACGATCACCGATGGTGCCACTGCCACTACGCCTGTTGTTACGTTGGTTGCTCGCACTGCCAATGACACAACAATTGGCAATATCACAAACACGCTGTATTCGCGCACCTTTGCTTCTGACGGCCTGCCAAATTCGTATAACCTAGTCGGCGGCACTCGCTACGCGGCTGGCCTTATGATTGTCGGCACTACTCCGGGCACTTGGCAGTGCGCCACGTTAAGTACCGGCGTAATCATGCGACTGCCCCCTATGGTTGCGGGGGTCGTAGGTTCTCTTAATGATCTGCCAACGGCACCGACAAGCGTCTCCAGCGGAACTTTTGTGCTTTACGGGAGAATTTCATGATTACCACTTATCTCGGCGTGATCGACAATGCCTATTAATTTTCCAATAACTCCAACGCTCAACCAGACATCGGTGCAAAACGGACGCACTTTTGTCTGGAGCGGTACGGCGTGGAACTTTGTGAACAACATTATCGGCCACGGCGGCTCGCACGCCGCGAACGGCACAGACGCCGTATTGTTGTCCGCCGCCCAGATAACATCCGGCACGCTCAATGAATCTAGGCTTCCTGCGTCTGCCGTGCTGGCGAGCAGTTTACTGGCATCTGTGAATTCGTCTACCGCAGTCATCGACACAATCCCGCGAAACATCCAAAACACAGCTATCACTTTGACTAGTGGCAGTATGGTTCTGACGTTTTTCACGCCACTAGTGACGCGGACAATCACTCAAATCACGGCAGGCTCCGGCAGCGTTGCAGGGGCAGGGCTGACGCTCGCGAGGCTTGGGCTATACACCTGGGACGAAACGAACGCCACGCTGGTGGCCGCAGTGGCGAGCGACACCACGCTTTTTACTGCCGCCAACACAGTTTATACGCGATCTCTGTCTACGGGCGGTGGCCTGCCGTCCAGCTACACGCTAACCGCTGGGACTCGGTATGGGTTTGCGGTGTTAGTCACCGGAACAACCATGCCGTCCCTCATCGGTTTGAATAGCTCGGGCTTTAACTTTGCAACTATATCGCCGCGCACAAATGGACAGCGGCCATCTCTGACAGACCTATCGACCTCTTTTGGGGTGGGGAATATATCCGTGACTACGAATTTGTTTTGCGCGAGGTTCTCATGACGACCACATACATCGGCGTGATTGACGGCATGCACACATGGGAGGTTCGCGACGAGAGCGGCACCTTGGTCGGCATGAACCAGCAGGCCGTGGACGACTCTGTACCGGCGAGCGTCTCCGCTCGCCAGATACGCCTATGGCTGCTGCGTCAGGGCATTAGCCTCGCACAGGTCGATGCGGCCATCGACGCCATCCCCGACCAGCTACAGCGAGACTCAGTGCGGGTGGAGTGGGACTACGCGCCTTACATAGAGCGGTCACACCCCATGCTGCCACCAATTGCCCAGGCTCTGGGGCTAACCGACATCGACGCGGCTTTTCGGGAGGCGGCGACGATCTAGAGGGGACAATAGTCTTTAGGCCCACTTTCGCAGGTTTTCCATGCCCCCTCCACGCCTCAAACGCAGTAATACCTCCGGTACTGTCCCTGCGTCATTAGAGGACGGGGAGATCGCCATCAACCAGGCGGATGGCCGGCTGTACCATCGCACTGTCGCTGGCGGCGTGTCATCTTTCACAGCCGCTCCAAGCGATGGGAGCATAACGACTGTATCGATAGTAGACGGCAGCATCACCACGGCGAAGATTGCGAACTCGGCTGTCACGTATGCCCAAGTCCAGAACGTGTCTGCGACCGACAGGCTGCTTGGTCGCTCCTCCTCTGGGGCTGGTGTTGTCCAAGAAATTATCTGCACAGCTTTTGCTAGAAGCATCTTGGATGATGTAGACGCTGCGGCAGGCAGGGCCACACTGGGGCTTGGCACTGCTGCCACGGCTGCAAGCACTAGCTTTGCGGCTAGCTCCCACACACACGGGGCCAGCGAGATCGTCTCTGGCACCCTCGCAGACGCCCGCCTTTCTACCAATGTAGTGCTTACTGGCGACTCACGCCTGACAAACGCTCGCACGCCAACCGCACATAGCAGCACCCACGCCGCTGGGGGAACAGACCCGTTGGCTCTGGCCATATCGCAGGTGACGAATCTGCAGACCACGCTGGACGGCAAGCAGGCGTCGGGTTCCTACGCCCCTGCCACGCACACCCACACAGCCGCCCAAGTGTCCGGGCTCGCGGCCGTTGCGACGAGCGGCTCCTACGTAGACCTAACCAACAAGCCTGCGATCCCTGCTGCCACCACCAGCGCTACGGACTTGGTATCTGGCACGCTTGCGGATGCTCGCCTGACGGCCAACGTAGTCCTGACGACAGACTCCCGCCTGACTAATGCCCGCACACCAACCGCCCATACGCACGGCAACCTGACCAACGCTGGGGCTATCGGGACAACGTCAGGCGTGCCAATCATTACGACCACCTCTGGCGTTCTGGCTGCTGGCACATTCGGCACCGCAGCCGGGAGCTTTTGCCAAGGGAACGACTCTCGCCTGTCCGATGCCCGTGCGCCTACCACACACAACCACACTGCCTCACAGATCACAGACTTCGCCACGCAATCAGCTTTGTATGGCCCAGTGACCAGCGTCAACGGCCAAGCGGGGGCTGTAACCGTCTCCGGTGTCACTGACGGCGACAAGGGTGACATCACTGTCTCGGGCACCGGGGCGACATGGACGATTGACAATAGCGCCGTCACATACGCCAAGCTCCAGAACGTCTCTGCGACCGACCGGCTCTTGGGCCGCTCCTCTGCGGGGGCCGGTGTGGTGCAAGAGATAGCCTGCACAGCATTTGCCCGTAGTCTCTTGGATGATACAGACGCAGCAACCAGTCGAACAACCTTGGGGCTGGCCACTGTTGCAGCGACGGGCTCCTATGTCGATCTCTCCAACAAGCCTACTATCCCGGCAGCTACTACCAGTGCCACAGACTTGGTGTCTGGAACCTTGGCCGATGCTCGCCTGACGGCTAACGTGGTGCTTACAGGCGATGCGCGGCTTGCCAATGCCCGCACTCCAACCACTCACAAGGCGAGCCATGCAGTCGGCGGCGTGGATGCTTTGTCCCCCGCGGACATCGGCGCTGTCCCCTCGTCCGGCGGAACACTCACTGGCACTCTTACGCACGCCGCGGCGCAGACGTTTGTCTCTGCAGGTGGGTCTGCCGCGAGCCCGGCGTACTCGTTTACGGGTGATACCAACACCGGGATGTTTTCTTCTGCCGCCGACACACTTGGTCTGTCCACTGGTGAAGTGCAGCGGCTGCAGATCGATGCCAATGGGAATGTGGGCATCGGCAACAACGCATTGAGTAACGTCCGCCTGACCGTGGCCTCCACGCTGACGAACGTGACCGGGTTCGGCATGCAGTGCAACACCGTCTCTGCAGCAACGAGCAATGGGGCCTATAGCGTATTTGGATCGCAAGCACAGGTAACCCACAACATCACTGCCGGTCTATCGAATACCGGCGTCTCCCGCGCGATGTTTGTGTCTTGTGCCCGCAACAACGGGTTTTCGACAGACGCGGGGAGTCTAGGGTTTATACGCGGAATGGAGTTTCAATACGGCCACGGCAACACAAATGCTGCGATAAGCCCCACAACGACACAGGTAATCGGACTGCAAATGGTGCCGCTGTTGGGCCCCGGAACGATGACAGAACTCTATGACATCTTTGTTGGCGCGCCCGCGCACGGCACAGGCACCATCGGAAATCATTTCTCCATATTCCAAGCAGCGGCGACCGCCAAGAACTATTTCGCTGGTCACGTTGGCATCGGGACGACCACGCCCGCAACCAAGCTGGATGTCTCTGGTTCTATCCGCGCTTCGTCAGGCATCTTGTTCGGCGCTGACACGGCTGCGGCTAACACGCTGTCGGACTACGAAGAGGGCACGTGGACTCCGGCGTTCACTACCGGCTTTTCGTCCGTGACCGTAACTGAGGCCCTCGGCCGGTACATCAAAATAGGCAAGACAGTCACCGCTCATCTTCGGCTCAGCGTGAGCGCGTTCACGGGCAACGGAATGCCTGTTGGTGTTTCGCTGCCGTTCACTGCGGCGACTTCGACCTTTGGCGGTGGATTCGTTCACTCCAGCAATGCCTTTCTCGCCACCGCCACGGCCCCGCCCATGGTAGGTGGGCCGGATTCGGGATCGTCCGGCGCTGTTTTAAGCAAGGCGATTGGTGAAGGGTTCACGGCTAGCGATTTCAAAACTCCAAGCTGGACGATAGGGCTCACAGTTCTTTACACGGCAGGGTAACTATGGCACTTACGCAAAGTTCAGAAGTAGACCGGGTGGAAGTGGTGGGCGTGTATCGCTCCGTCCAAGTGCGAGAGTCCATCATCGTCCGCGACGGTGACAAGGAGATTGCAAGCAACTTCCATCGCCACATCATCAATCCCGGTGATGATTACTCGGCCGAAACTCCGCTTGTCCGGGCCGTATGCGCGGCCGCGCATACTGAGGAAGTGGTTGCCGCATACCAAGCCAGCCTGGGCGAGCAGGCGTGACCGTGCTGGCAGACTGTTCTGAACCGAACGCCAGAACTGCTCCAGGCGTACCAAGACCGCACTTCCGGGGGCAAACACCAACAGCGCGTGTACGCCTAGCCGCCCTCGCAGGCCACTAGCCTATAGAGGAAAGCCCAGTCTTGGAGGGCCATTCCAACGCTGTCCGCTGCTGCCCCCCCGGAGCCTGAGCCTGACGTATGACTCTCCTGACTTACTACGACGCGGTCGAACATCTCATCACCAGCAGTTCGGGTGGCCCGCAGGATGCGGAGCAGACCGACATCCGCACATCCATCCAGCGCGCCTACAGCGAACTCTCAACGATCCGTGACTGGAACTACTACCAGACTCACGGCCGGATTCGGTTCTCCATCAACTGGTACGGCTCGGTTACCTACAGCCAAGACACAAGGTTCTTCGACCTGTCGTCTGGGGACGCATTCCCGACCAACTCGGTGCTGTCGCGCATGCGACTCAACAACACGGTCGCCAAGATCGCCACCCGCGTCAGCAGCACCCGACTGCTGTGCGACCCGATCCTGACTCCATCCAGCGATTTCCTCAATCCCACAGCAGCCACGCTGTACCAAGACACCTTCCCCCTGCCGTCCGACTTCCGGTCGCTGGACTCCCCAATCGACCATGTCGCTTGGACGCGGTTCATCTACGTGTCGGCCGACCAAGCGATGAAGCTGGAGAACGCTAACAACCTTGCAGGACCGCCGCATGCGTGGACGGTCATCAAGGATCCGCATGGCACTGGGTGGGCGATTAAGGTCGTTGGGTATCCGGTCGCCAACTCCAACCTGGACTTCACGTATCGCCGCCTGCCGCGCCGCCTGCGGATCTCGGGCCATGAGGCTAGCTCGCGTCAGGGCACGGTGACCATCGCTGGCACGGCCGTCACTGGCACGGGCACTGCCTTCACAGCCGCCATGGTTGGTTCGGTCATGCGAGTGGGCACCGCCACTGATTTCCCAGGCAGCGATGGATCGCTTCTCCCCTACCAAGGAGAGGCAGTTATCGCATCAGTCGCCAGCGCCACCTCTTGCACCTTGGCCACCTCCCTTACGGCAACGGGGGCGAAGTACCTCGTCACCGACATAGTGGACATGTCGCCTGGGATGAATAACGGATTCTTGTCCTGTGCTGCGTATTGGCTGGCCCGCACGCGCAACACCAAGCCGGACAACGCCTTCGCCATGTACCAGCGGGACTTGCGTCTGGCCATGGAGTCTGATGCCCTCACTCCGTTCCAGCAGCCGCAGCGAGTGATCTTCGATGCTATGGCGTGGAGGACGCCGCTGCAGGCCGACAACTTCGATGGAGGTAATCCATGATCGTCATCGACAAGTGGGCTGGGCTGGTCACAAACGCCTCGCCGTATTCCATACCTCCCGGCTCAACGGTACAGCAAGTCAACCTGCAGTGCTTGGTGCCGGGGAAGCTCACTGTGCGCGCTGGCCTGTCGCCCATCACGTTTACTTCTGCCGACTCCACGGCATCTCCTGTTGTGTCAGCCTTCCGATACCAGAGCGGCACACAAGAGCATCTCGTCTACCAAGACTCGGCCGGACGCATCTACTCCTCCGTGAAGACAGGCAGCGCCTAATGACCTATCTGGCCCAGCGTCGATCCGGCCAAGTCGTCTCAATCTCAATAACCACTGGCGGTTCCGGGTACACCGCTCCACCTTCAGTGAGCTTTTCTGGCGGCGGCGGCACGGGCGCTGTCGGACTTGCCCACATGGCCGGTACGCAGGTTGAGTCTGTTGTTATCACCAATGGTGGAACAGGCTACACATCCGCCCCCACGGTCACTCTCTCTGGCAATGCCTTGGCGTCCGCGAGCGTCTACGCGGGATCTATCATCCCGGCGTCGTTTGTCCGCTCCCGCTTCAATGATCTGTACGTGTTCGATGGCATGGGCCGCGGCCTGCGCTGGGATGGCTCCGCAGGCACCATGCAGCCAATCGGGTTGCAGAAGCCCTACAAGGGACCGGCAGTCGCTATCGCAAGTTCATCAATGGCTGGCTATGTGGATGCGGTCAATGTCGTCAGCCCCGGCAACGGCTACTCGGTCGCTCCGACAGTCACGTTCTCTGGCGGCTCCCCAACCACCACTGCAGTGGCGCGTGCGGATGTCGCTGGCGGAAGGGTTGTCGGCATCACCATCTCGGAGCCTGGGGCGGGCTACACATCTGCTCCAGCCGTGTCCCTGAGCGTCAGCAATGC